CTAGTAATATTACCGCCTATACGTTTAGCACTAGCCCCAAACTTTTTAAGGCTGTTACCCGCTATCTTTAGGCCTCTTTTAAGGCCGGAAAGGTTAGCGCCTATGCTTACGTTAGTACTCGCTACGCTCTTTTTTGCCATTTGCTTAGTATTGCTTTAGCTTGTTCTTTACTTAGCTTCGCTTCTTTGTGTTTCTTTTCCCAAGGAAATACAGTAAGATCTTGGGGCTTTATCTTTTTGTTTTTTGGTAGCTCTAGGTTCACTAGTATAGTAGTACTCCAGCGCTCCCGCTCCCAGCTTTGCTGCTGGTTTATTTCGTACAAATTAAAAAAGCCTTTCAAGGCATTATTTAACTCTCTAGGCGTAGCATTGTAAAATGCTTCCGGTGTCCAGTTTAACTGCCCTAGGGCTAGCTCCTGGTAGCTGTCAAAAGTTAAAGGGGCTGCCGAGCTTTCGCCCGGCGCCCCGTTTACTTTTTTTCCTCTTCCGAGGCTCCAAAGCTTGAGCTAAATACGTTTAGGACCTTCTCCATAGCTTCCGGCTGTTCGTCTAGCCAGTCCGCTACTTCCTCTATGCTATAGCTATAAGGTTTTTTCTCTACCCTAGCGCCGTGCTTTAAACCGCACCAAACTAAAAAGAGTGCGTCTTTTAGCTTCATATTTTCGCCGAGGTTATCAAGGTCGGCCATAGTATAGCCGTTCTCCTCGGTAAATTCCATTAAAGCAGCGAAGCCAAACTTTACCGGTCTTTCTTCGCCTCCTATTTCTACGTATTTAACCATTTGCTTTAAGTGTGTTTAGTGTTCTATTAAGATACTACGCCGTAAGTTATAGCGCCGCTTAATTCAAACGTAGCTGAATAACTTACATTGTCCTCCATTCCGGAATTTATTTCCAAAGAAGTAACGTAAGCTGAAGCTTCCCAGTAGTGGTCCCCAGTTACCTCAGTAGAGAACTTAACAGTAAGCGTAGTGCGTCCGCTCCAAGCTGTCATAAGATCATCTACGCCGTAAGCTGCGTCTTCTGCGTATAGTGCAGATACCGAAATAGTACCGCTTTTAGTTGCTTCTAGTAAGTCTCTGCTTCCGCTAGAGTCCTTACTTGTTGCGTCTCTCGTATCCATTGATAAAGAGATAGAGCCCTCTGTAGCGTGAGCTATTAGAGTGCTTCCCGAATAAACCCCTAAAAGGGTTCCGTTCATAATGCCAGTAGTTGCCATTTTAATTCAAATTTATTTGTTCTTCTTCTATTACTTGCGGAGCTTCTGCCGGGGCTTCCTCTCCAAATTTTACAGCCTTTCCCGCTTCTATAAGCTCCTGGCCGTATTCGTTTACTACTGTTAAAGTTAGACCTTTAGCTAGCTTCTTACCACTAGGAGAGGTTACTTTTTTTGTTAGTGTTATTTTCATCGCTTAATTCTTAAAATGTACTCCGAGCTGCTTACGTAAGTCTCGGTAGCTGGATCGTTATCTACGTCCAAGTCTATAAACTGTATGCTGTCTATTACTACCCCTTCTACGGTTCCCGTGTAACGGTCTAAAGCCGTTCTAACTTTCTCCGTAAGGTCCGTTAGTTCGCTGTAAGTTTCTGCTGCCGCTACTATGTCGTAGCGTATTTCATCTAAAGTACTTACCCCGCTTTTAGTATCGCTGGGGCTGTTATCTTGTAGTACATATACAACAAAAGGAAAAGCCGCGCCTTGCGCTGCTATCTGCGGGTAAACCTTAGTACCTATTATAGCGCTTACGTCGCTATCATTAGTAAGGATAGAATATATAGCTTTGCCTTCGTTCATTATCTACTGAGCTGGTATATGCTTTGCTTTAGTATTTTTTGCACCTCTCTTAATAGCTGTGCTTGTGTTTGTGCTGCGGCTTTCTTAAAGCCTTTTTCTGCGTAGTTTATGTTACGCTTATTATCCGGTTCAGCTTTTGCCTTTCCTCTAGGTAGTCCGTAATTTACGATAGCAGCATAGTAGCCGTCGAAAGTCTTACCTGCCTTCTTACCCATTCTAGCCCCTACATAACCTAAAAGAGCGCCCCTTTTCCTAGAAGGAAAAAACCCTATAGACCGGCGTAAGTTCCCGCTCTTATTGGTTACTGTGCTCTCTTTGTTTTTCTTTTTAACCGTTCTAGTAGTTACGCTGCTTTTCTTTGAGTCTTTTATAGAAGCCTTTACAGCCGTTACCATTGGTTTAGCTGCCTTTCTTATACCGGCCTTAAATTGCCTAGCTTTCTTACGGTCTATTTCTGCTAACCGTTCTAGCTTCATTAAGGCCTTTTCTAGTCCCTCTACCTCAAAGTAAATGCCGTCCTTCATTAGTCCCTAAGTGTAGTGTCTAAGATTAAATAACGCTCTCTACCTTCTAAGCTTACGCCCTCTATTTCGTAGGTATTGCCGTCCCAGCTTATTTTGGTGGTAGCGTCTACGTCGCTGCGGTATCTAATCGTAAAGCGGACCTTATTAACGCTAGTAAGTCTAGAGGTCTCTTCGCCTTCCTTTACTGTGCGGTAGTCTACTTTAGCCCATACGTTACCCAGGTCGCTATACGTGCGTACGGCCTGGCCGAAGCTGTCCGTACTTACGCTAGCACTTCGTAGCGTTATTCTTCTATCTAGTTTACCGGGATCAATCAAAGCGGAAAACTCTAAACGGGTTTAGTAAGTACTCGCTAGCTGTAGGTAAGCGGTGTACGCTGTCTACTCGCTTCTCGTACATTTCTCCAATAATCAAAAGCATAGCCATTTTTATATTTGCCGGTACGTCCGAAGCTTGAGTATAGCCGCAGGTATAACGAATAATAACAGCGTTTACCGTGTCCTTTGTAGCTTGCCATCCTTGATCGGGCATTATACGCCCCGGCTCGCTTACTAAGTCGGTATTGTAGTCGCTAGCTGTTACGGTCTGCTCTGCTCCGCTGCCGTCTACATACTTAACACTAGCTACGCTTTGTACTGGTCCTCTACTTAAATAGATAATGTTTTTATCCCCTTGGAACGGATCTACTCCCGTTTTATACACCGGGAAGAAGTCGTAAAATTCATCTATTACCGTAGTCAATAAGAACCGCCCTAAGTAGTGCTCCGCTATTTGTGTGGAAGCTTCAATAAGTACCCCTAGTAGAGTGTCCTCGTCGCTAGAGTCTACACGTAAATAGTCCTTAACCTCTTGTACGGTTAAAGCTTTTAAAGTTGCTGGGGTTACTATACTGTAGCTCATTACTTAGCTTTGCGGGTTGTTCTTTTTGTGGTCTTTTTGCTTACTGCTCTCTCAGCTTTAGCCGCTTTCTTCTCCTCTACTACCGAGCAAAAGCCAGCGTTTAAATATCTTTGAGCTACCGCAGCGGGTAGTACTTCCACTTGACCTTTACGGTAGTGGAAGTCTACCCCTGCTATAGCTTGGTTAAAAATAACCTTCATACAAACGTATTAAGCTTGGATCAAGTGCTTAATAGCGCTTGACTGTAGTACGTTACCATCTACTCTACGGTAGCCAATAAAGCCAGTACTTAACTCGTCAGCGAAGCGCTCGTTTAAGCGTAAGATTTGTACGCCGCCGGCTTCGTGAATGTAGTACTGTGAAAAGTCCCCGAATAAGATAGACTTAACTCCCGTAGCTATATCGTCCATATCTTCGTTAATGTAGACTGGCTTACCGAATAACATATCCATTTCACCTACTGCCATTCCAGGAACGTAAGCCGGGAAGTCGTTAGTTTCGCCAAATCCTAAAATACGGATAGCTTTAGCTGTGTTAGAGTTCATCATCCACCCTGCGCCCGGAGCGTTACGGTAAGAAGCATCTACACTATAGAAAAGGTCCATAGCTTCGCTAATTGTAACAGCATCAACAGCAGCAGCAGTTTTACCCAAGCTTGAGCCAGTTACTACACCTTGAGGTGCAGAAGTACCGTTACCATCAGTTAAGCCCGCGTTAATACCTCTCTTTAAGCGGTTAGCCAATTGGCCACCTACAAAGCTAGAAAGGTCAAAAGCGTTATCGCTCATTAACTGGTTTGATACTTGTACCAAGCCCGAAGAATAAGTATAAGGATCAAACTTCACGTTAGTGAAAGTCATATCGCTACGAGTAACTGCGGTAGCCTCTCCTAAGATAGCAGCTACTACTGAAGTATCGTTATTAGCAGGTAAGTTAAACGCTTGGCCGTTAGCTGTGCGAATAACTGTAGCTACTTGCTCAATGTCCGATTTAAATAACTCGGTAGCGCTTACAAAGTCGCTCCAGTTCTCCGGTACTAGGAAGCCTCCTAAACCGTCAGTAGTAGTTACTTGCGCGTTATCTGCGCCAGTACGCAATTCGCCTAAAGCGTTAGCTTCTGCCGGTGTTAGACCGTTAACGCCTCTACGTAAGTAAGCGTTAAAAGCGTCGCGAGCTTCTACTTTAGCAGGTGCTGCATTGTCGCGTACCTCGTCAGCTATAGAAGCTAATTCTTTTTTAAGTTCTTCAGTTCTTTCAATACGAATAGCAGAAGCGCGTAGCTCTTCTACTTCGTTGTTAATAGTGTCGAACTTTTCGTTTTCCTCAGTTGAAAGGTTACGGCTTTCTGCTTTAGCAGCCGCTACCATTCCTTGCATTTGCTCAATAAGAGCAGCGCGCTTTTCGCGCAATTGTTTAGCGTTCATTTTTAGCTAGTTTAATTAAAGCATTATATAAATTCAAGTTTACCTCCTCTTTAGGTGTCTCTCTCGCTTCCTCCGCTTCGCCTTCGCCGTTAGGCTCGGCGCTGCGTAGTCCGCTTGAGGATTGTACGTATGCCGGGTAAACTACGGCACTGACGTCAAATAAAGAGCTTACGCTCTCTATATATCTTACGTGCTGGCCTTCCTCTAAGCGCCAGCTATCCTTATCTACAGTAAAGCCAAAGCTAGACTGTGTTAAATCTCCTCTTTTATACAGCTCCAGTAAGTCGTTACCGTAGCTAGTGTTAGGCATCTCAAAACGATAGTAAAGGCCTTTATCGTCCTCCTTAACTTCTAACGTACCGCTAGCAGTTCTAGCTAGCAGGTAGTTACTATCGTGGTTATAGAGCGCTCGTATATCGTCGTTAAGAGCGTTCTTAAAAGCTCCTGGTAGTATGATCTCCCTAAAGCCTCCTAAGTCCTCGCTCATTGAATTAAATACACTAGCGTAACCTTCTACCGTTCTGCCCTCTACAGCTCGCGTTTCGCTGTTGTAGCTTCTTTGCTCTACTAGGTTCTCTTTACTGCGTACCTCTGCGCCGTCTACTTTCGTTAACGTGCTGAATAGGTGCGCTACTCTTAGCGGTGGCTTACGCTCGGTAAAAGCTTGTTCTTCGCTATCGTATTCGTAAACGCTTATAAGCGCTGCGGGGTCTTCCTCGTTACCATTTACTTTAAAGCCGCTATCTGCTTCTATTTGTCCGTTACGCTCTACTTCTACTATAACCCCTTGGCTACGTCCTCCGGAGCTATTCCAGCTTACGAAGTCCCCTACGTTTACCTCGTCGGGTTCCGCTCGGTCCTCGTCTTCCTTATAGCCGGCTTCCTCCATTGGTTCGGATTTGCCGTAAGTTATAATTATCTCGGTAGCTGTTTCTTCTACCTTCTTTATATGGCGCTCGCTTTTTTCTTCTTTCATATTGTTTAAGGTTCTTTCTGCCCAGCGGTGCATCTCATCACCGCCCCAAGCTGCGTACATTATAGAGCCGCATATTTGCTTACCGTCCTCGTCTTTAAAACGTCCTTTATCGTAAACTTTAGCTCTAGATAAAAAGCTGTAAACCCTTGGTAAGCGCTGCTCCGTTATTGCCTCCTTATTAGCTATAATGCGGGCGCTTTCCCAGCCTACCGGCGTACCGCAGTCGGTCCCTTCCTCCTCACGGATTTTTAGAGCTCTCTTAGCGTTATCTACGGCAGCTTGTGGGTAGTCGGTCCAGGGCATTTAGTCAGCGTCTACGTTAGTATTATCCTTTCCGCTTTGGACCATATTTAAAGGCTGTAGGTAAATATCTCCACCTTCTACCGGGTTAAGGTTCTCTAGGTCCCTAATATCGTTTACCGATAGCCAGCCCCA